AATCGTAACAGCAGTAACGGTTCCAGAGCCTACCAACGTAGAGTTGATAGTCAACACCGCTCCAGTACCAGTAGTGTCACCGTTAGCGTTAACCACAGTGATAGTAGGAGCAGCAGTGTATCCAGCTCCTTGGTTGGTGACAGAGACAGAGTTAATAGCTCCGCCAGAAATGGTGCAAGTTGCTGTTGCCTGTACTCCGCCAGCAGGAGGAGCAGAAATAATCAGAATGGGTGCGCGCAAGTAATTCAAACCAGCGGTTGTAATCGTAACGGTTGTGTTAATAGCGCCGCCAACAATTACGTTGCCAGTTGCCAACACGCTACCGCCGCCAGCCGAAAATGTAACGCTAGGAGAAGCAGCAGTTCCAAGAGCGGTAGCCGACGGATAAATTCCGTTGGTGTAACCAGAGCCAGCAGTTGTGATGACAGCGCCAACAACCGTACCAGTCATGTTAATCAGACGGACGTTGCTTCCGTCAGATGTAACAATGGTTGGTGCAGATTGTGCAGATGCTTCTACAAAACGCCACGTTTGCTGGACTCCGTCAAATTGCTGTACAGCAGTGTAGGGGCCAAGGTGAGCAGAATATTGACCGCTTGGAACAGTGTAAACCTGACCAGAAGCCAGATTGATGGGCGTGTTGGGCCAGTTAGTGCCACGAACGCCAAAACCCATTTGATTAATCATATTGTGCTACTCCTTAGATAGTAAGAGAGTTGTAACCAGTAATTTTGGTCATTGATTTGGGCTTTGTCACCACCAGTTCGGCAATGGTCAACACCGCACCAACATAGCCAACTTGCCAGTTAGCCAAGGTGGATTCAAAGCCGGTAAAGGCAAACGATCCCAATTCGTGGATGTACAGCGATGCGTAGTTGCTATTGAGCAAGTACACAGTGCCTTCTGGGCAGTAAGGATCGGGATAGATTGGCACACCGGCAACCATCAAAGCACGGAAGCCAGATTGTGGGCCATCAGAGTCATTGTCAAAGCCAATGCCTTTGCCTGGGGTAATGACGTAAGACTCTTGAGCAACATAGTCTTGAGCCAACAAAGTCCACGTACCAAAACCGCACACGCCAAACGTGGGGACTTCGGCAGAGTTCTTCACAGTACCGCTGATGTATTGCAGCAGGTTGGCGCGAGTTGGGTTAACAGAACCGGCAGCGTACAACTTGGATTTCCACCAAGTGTTGCTAGTGCGGTTAATATTTCCGTAGGTAGCAAGGGTGGTGCCGTCATCAATAGCGCCAGGCAGTCCAATAAACTGCTGGGTATTGGTGGTGTTGTTGTACAGCGCAGTAGCCATGCTGTCCATCATTGAGTTGGTAGCATCGTTCATACGCGCTTCAATCAACGGGATAACTGCATAGTCTTGCTGCACAGCGCCTTCCATGCCAAGGAACGGCACGGGGGCAATCATAAGTTTCAAATTGAACTCTGCGTTGGTCACGCCAACTTGTACGCTTGGCTGGGCAAACGAACCAGAGTAGTCAGACCACTGAGATGTAACCATCTGCGAACCCTGCACAGGTGCAGTAACAGATGAAACACCGCCAGAGGCTTGTTGAGAGTTGCTCAGAAGAGCAGCCAACAGAGGGGTGGAGTTGTACAGTTGCACAACCAATTTAGGAATAAACGCCCGTCGTGTTACATACGAGAGTTCGGTGTACTGGCTACTGCCAGTGCTGGGAATAATACCGCCGCCAATAGCCATAAAAAGCTCCTAAAAAAATCCCCTGTTTACTTTACACCTTACAAGCCGATGGGCCTAGTAGGTTTACGAAATTCAGACATTGCCTGTGCAGCCACTTCCCGAGCAGCTTGAACGGGATTCTTGTGGAATGCCGACAAATCAAACTTCTTCATTGGGTTGGGATTGTAGCCACTTGGCGTAGGAATCGCTGCTTGCTTCATGTATTTGTGGTACTCGGCAGCAGCTTCGTGATTAGTTATGCCCTTGTCTAACATGACTTTTTCCACTTCTTGGATTTCTTCTCTGTTAGATACAAGACCTTTTTCTATCAAAGACTTGCGACGGTATTCCAAGTTGTCCATAGCTTCTCGCTCGGCTTGCTTGGCATCACGGGCTGCAAGTTTGCTTTCAAAGTCTTGAAATTTCTGTGCGTAACGCTCTTCCATCTCGACTTCAGGCATCACCACATCTGGGCGCACCTTCTTGGCAAGTTTTAGAAAAGAGCTGCGAGTTTCCGGATTGTCGGACAACTGTTTTGCCAGTCGGGCCAATTCATCTCGCGCTTCGTAAGACACATCTTCAAGTGACATAACTATCCCCTAGTTGGTTAATAACGTTTGCTGCCGCCACGCTTAGTGGGGGCGCGTTTTGGTTGATATGGGTTTTTCATTAGATGATTTTCTTGGTGCCGCCTGGCTTTTCTAGCGTCATCTTGTTTTTGTACATCTGGTTGTTGATACCAGTGCCATCTTTGCCGCCACCAATTTCAGAAAAACGTGGTGGGTTAAAAATTTGACCGTGCTGCATGTTGTTGTCAGTCGGTTTGCGAATGGGAGTAGAACCGCGAGGTTTGAAAAGATCCATGATAGTTCCTTACATTGAAAGTGGGGGTTGGCCTGCACCTGGCATCGGCGCTTGGGCAATGCTTCGTTGCTCTGGAGTTGCGCCACCGGCTTGCGGTAGCGTCTGCATCATTTGCATGATTTCTGCTGGCATGAGTTCGCGGTTCTTTGCTTCTCTCTTGCCAAACATTCTGTGCAAAGAGCCTAGCGACTTCATAATGTTCTGGCCTTCTGGTGTCTCGCTTCCAAGCGCAGGAAGAGATTGTTCCAACAAGTCCATAGCCATTTGGATGTTGATATTTGCCGCAGCCTTGCTTCCCATTTTGGGTTCAGGCGTAGACATAGGTGAAGCCATCGGAGGCGTAGACGAATCAGCCCCAGAGCCAGCAGCGGCTGGCGCAGGAATGTCGGTGTTCTCAGGGGCTTGCCCCTGTTGAATCAACTCCATCATCTTGTCCATTGGCATATTAAAATCCTTTTATAAGCAGCGGTTAGTTACCATCCAACCGCCAATGATGGGTTGCATCCAGTGCAAGCAGTTAGGGTGAGCCCTAATTACTTACGCTTAGACTTGCGCATACCTTTACGTGCTTTACGTGCCATGGTAGTAGCTCCTTAAAACCGGCCACATTTATGGGAATGCAGCCATACCCTATCCGGTTCCCCGAATTCAATACCGCTTAGATGATCGGCCATCAGTTCGTTTCTGAGTGCCACCCACATTGCTGCGGTTATATCCTACTTTATCATTTCGCGCAACACTCTTATCGCCAGTATATCGCGGCGCGTTGTTAGGGTTGCTTACGTTTCTGGTTGTCTCGGAATCTGTTGCCATCATTTTTCCTTTGGCTGTTTAGGCTGTTGGGCTGGCGCTGGAGGCTGGGCTGCTGCTTTTGCATCTTCTTGCTTCTCTAGTTTCTCTAAATCGTCTTTCAACAATTGCTTCATCGGCGGGTCAACCAAATCAATCAGACGTTTCTTATCAATCACCTTAGCGTCAAACAACTTGAACGCTAAGTCTCGGCTGTCTTCCATGAAGATCGGGCTATTGCTATGGGCGTCTACCTTGACAACAAAGTCACTGGTAAATTGCTCTGCAATAAACGTCATGTTCGTCTCGTCTTGATAATGCGTATCGTCGTATGCTTGCATAATCTTTAGATACAGCGTCGCCAGCTTTTCCAACGAGTCTTCAATAATCAACGCACGTTTCTTGGCTCGGCTACTACCTAGACGGGCAAGCTGGCTTGCGTGTCCAGCGGAGCGAACGCCGGTTTCGCCACGGCCTTGCAATACGCTAGAGATGCCGCTGGCCTCTGCAAACATGGCGTCTATCTCGGCAATCTCTTTGAACAAGTCTTCAGGTATTCTGGGAGCAAGTTCTTCAACTTTGCCGCCAGGGGTGTCGGACAGAATGAACGAACTAGGCGAGTTCAGTGCGAACGCCTTCTCGTCTGTGATGCCCATAAAACCTGAGAACGCTTTGGGCGGGTTCACTTGCTTGGCAAGCAGCATAGAAATTTCACCCACACGCTTTGTCCGCAACTCTTGCAAGTAAATCAGCTTCTCAACTTCGCTCTGGCCCCAGAAATAGTCGTACAGCGGATTAGGCGAGATTTGCACAAACGGGCACTCGCCTTTGATAAACATGGACTCGCCGCTGCGGTCATAGATGACAACATACGGGTTTGCCATTGTCACCACTTGGTAGTCTGACGATTCATCGTCCCACACCCACATCTCCACCATCTCAATCACGCTCTCACCAACTTGCGCTTGGTAGCGGCTCATGCTTTCTAGTGAAAGGTTTACGTTACCGGTGACGTTGGGTTGCGTCTGCGAAAACGCCAGACGGTTCATAGCGTTGGGCGTCTCGTCTTTAGGCTTGGGGCCTTCGAAGACACGCTTGAGAATGCTTTCCCGTTTTGGATGGTTGTACAGGCGCGTATACAACTCTGACTTGGTCATGTAGTATTTGTGGCACAGAGCCTCTTGCCGGTCGGTGTAAGGTCGGTCTTCTCGCAACACGCCGATAGTGCCTGGCTCGATTACATACGGGTGGATGCTTCCGTTCTTGCCGACAACAACTTTGACAAACGTAGAGTTGTAAACCAGTGACCAGTTGATGGCGGTA